ATTATACTATATAATATATCTATTATACAAATTTATGATGAAAATTTTGTTAAATTAAAAGTAGGGTCTAAATGTGTAGGGTCCTCTACTTTCATCATAACTTGGTCATCAAATAAAACAAGTAATTTTATTCCTTTATAAAATAACTTTGTACCAGTATGTTTACCATAACATATATAATCTCCTACTTGACACCAAGCTCCCTTTGGAAATTTTTCTACATCTTGATATGCTAAATCTCCTACACTTAATACTTTACCAACTGTAGTTAAATAAGCTATATCATCTTTTGTTGCATCAGGTAATAATATACCACCTTTAGTTTGAGTTTTAATTGAAATTGGTCTTACTAAAATATGAAACCCTGGTAGCTCTGGTAATACTTCTGGGTCAGCTTGTACTTTTTCATCTGTAATCCAAGCATTATTTTTTAAAGCTCCACCTAATGTTGTTTGCTGCATTTATTCGTCATCCTCCTCTAATGTTCTTTTTTTAACAATACTTTTTAAATTTTGTCGGCACCATTCAATTCCTTGAATAGAACCAACTACCTGTCTGTAATGAGGAAAGTCTTCGACTCCTCCTGAACCTAATGTATCTTTTAATTTATTTTGTTCTTTTACAAACTCTTGTATTACTTCATCCCAAATATTCATTACTGTTTATTTGTTTTTGTGGTCTTAACTGGATTAGGATACTTCCAAGTATTTTCATCATACTCGTTAAGTACAGAGCTGTGTTGACGTAAACCAACAGAACCATCTGTAATATCTTTTTCACTCCAGTCACCATAAGAAGTACCGTAGTTTCGTACGTTTCTTATTTTATCACTTAGTGCCATTCTTACCTCCTTTAATTGTTTGTTCATCTAATTTCATAGCATCTGACATTAATTTAGCAGAAGCTATTTCTCTTTTTGTTTTATCTTTTTCTTCGTCTCTAACTAATTCATTTAATAATCGTAGAGCATTTTGTCCTTCACTAGCTTTTACTCTAGATTCTTCTATAGCTATTTTTGTTAACATCTCTAAAGATTTAATTTGTTCTTTACTAATTCTATCAGCTTGAGCTTTTTCACCTTTCATAGTATTTGTAACTTTTTTAGAAGCAGCATCTACTAATAATTCATTTTCTTTTAGGTCTAGTTCTTTTGTTTCTAAAGCCATCTTAGCATTTTGTACTGCAGCATCTACTTTAAGTTTTTCTTTTTCTAATTCTACTTTAGCTTGTTCTAGTGCAACCATTTGTTGTTCTGGAGATTGTACCATACCCATAGCTTTATTAGCATTTAAAATTTGTTGAGCTGCATTAGCCATTACAATTTCTCCAACATTAGGAACTTGTTGTTGTTGCTCTGGAGTTAATTGTTCTAAGCCAACTTTTGTCATACCACTAATTTGTTCTTGATATAATAAGATAGAGTGTTCTTGTATATTAGCTTGTAAGACAGGAACTATTCTAGCCATAATAGGATTAGCTCCATTTCTAGGGTCTTGTAAATAAGCTGTCTTTACTTTAATATGTGCATCATGGTTTTGTCCAGGAAATGCTTTTACTGGAATACCTTTCGTAGCAGCTATAATATCTGAGATAGGGTCTAATGGTTGAGACTCTGGTTTCTGAGGTAATATGTTTTCTAAGTTAGGCATATTAGCTGAATGTAATATTGTTCTATTTAACTCTTGGATATTAAACATACCTGGAGGTGACTGTTGTGCCATTTGTAAAGCCATATTAGCTAACATCATTCTATGAGCATTAGATGGAATGTTAGGGTCACTTACAGGGATTACATCTACTTTACCATCAAAGTCACTTTTAAAAACTGACCTATCTTCATTGGGAACTTCATATGGATATTCACTAGGTAAATATTCATAATCAATTCTTGCTAAAATTTTAAATTCATCTCTTTGTGATTTATGAATACGTTTATGTATAGCTGTAAAAAATTTAGATGAAGCTTCTAATAAAGCCATAGTAGTTCCTACAGGTCCATAAGAAGCAGCATCGGAGACAATTTGTTCTGTGCTATCAGCAAACTTTTGTCCTGCTTGAGCTATGAAATTGAGCATCTGGTATAGAGTTGAGGAGGGTTCTTTATATGGAAGAGGTATGATAGCTTTTGTGAGGTCTACACCAGTTGCTTCAATTTCCTTAAATTCACCAGGAGCTATTGGTTCATTATCTCCAACCATTCTAACTCCTTTAGCTTTAAACCCTCCAGGGAGGTTCGCAAACTGTCCTGCATCTACAAGAGACCTCATAGCTGCAGTAGCAGTCATAGTTAGGTTACCTAGAAAATGCATTAAACCTAAACCGTAAAATCCAAAACCAGGAACAAATCTGTAATGAACAAAATGATTTCTTTTTTCTTTTGTTTTACTTTCAGGAGAATAGTTTCTTCTAATACTTAATACAACTCCTGATTCTTGTTCTACGGTTACAATATACGGTAATGGTTCATCTTCATCTTCTATAGTTAAAAATGTATGTTGTTCTAATAATACATATTGTGGGTCGTTATCATAAGATGGATTTAATCCTAATATGGTATCCATCTTTTCTGTTAAACTACTTAATGTAGGATTAGAAGGCATAGGTAGTTGAGCATCTACATATACACCTGAAGCAATATCTTTTTGTAAGTCTACAGGATTTTTATAAATTACATGAGTATATCTTTCTGCATTTCTTAAATTACTTGCAAAGTAAGATATATAAAATTGGTCTATTGGTATAAATTCTGATACAGGTCTTTTTAATGTTTCATCATAATATATTTTTTTAATAGCAGAACCTATTAATGGTAAATGAAAAAGCATTCTTTCAAATTCATCAAAGTATTCTGGCATTTGTTCTGTAAGCTGATAGTTCATAAATCCTTGAACTCTGTTAGCTTGTTTTTCTTTTTCAGGAGTTACCTTACCTAGTATTTGAGATTTGACAGGACCTGAAGGAGGAAATAATTCTTGTGATGCTTTTGATTGAAACTTAACTGCTGATTCAATTAATAAAGGGTGAACTGCTGTACAAGCACCTTCGAAAGGTTCTGTAGCTTCTTGAATTTTTAATCCTAATAAATCAAATCCTCTTTCAAACATGGATTCCCAATCAGCTCTTGATTCTTTATCAGCTTGAAACTTATCTCTGACTTCTGCTGAAATATCAGCTAGGATATCATCATCTAAACTTTCTACCATATTACCATAGAACTCTGCCATCTCTGGTTCAGCTTGCATTTCAACTTCGACACTTTCAAAGTCTACGGTTACACCACCATCAGGTTCTATTTCAAAACTAACTTCACTCTCTTTATTTTGAGGAAGTTCGATTATATTTGTTTTTTCTTTTTCAGATTCAAAAGGATTTTTTTCTATTGCCATACTTATACTCCTGTTAATACTAATCCACCAGTTTTACGATTGGCTTGAGATTCAGTAAATGTTTTTGTTTTTGAAGTTTTATATTTTAATTGTCTTGGATTTAATAACATTATACTATCTAGTGGTTCCATTCCAATATCTATTTCATGTTTATTTTTATAGATAAAAGAATCAAATTTATATTTTTTTAAAATATTTCGTAATGTTTGTAACCAATAACCTCTGCCTGTTGCTGTGTCAAAATAATTTCTTTGTCCATACTTAAAATTTTGTGCTCCAATATCTGATGCTATCTTAGCTGCTTTTAATAGTTCTGTTTTTATTTTAGAAGGAACGTCAGCATTTGGAAGGTCTCGTAACCAAGACTCAGGATATTTAAAAGCTCCTACATCAGGAATACGTAAAGGTTTTAATTTAGGGTCTAAAGTTAAAGGTATAATAGCAGCTTCACTTTTATTAGTAACAATTTTATTTGCAGTAGACGGATTTAAACCTACATGAATACCGATGTCTGCTGAAGGATTATTACCACTAATAGGATTAAATACATTTGTTTTTTGTAATTTTTTTATAGCTTTAGCAGATGTTCCATGATAAGCTGATTTTCCTAATTGTGTTAATCCTTGAATTAAAGCTTTCACTATATTATCCTTTGTGTGTTATTTACAAAGTATAGCATTAGATTCTCCAGTAGGCAAGTTTTTTCTGTCGTCTTGGTTCTTCCCATTCAGGGTCTTCAGGATGAGATAAATGCCAAGACTCCTTCATATAATGTACTGCCATAACCATAGCATCCACTTGGTCATCGTGAGCAGCATTTGGAAAACGCAATAATTCTTCTACAAATTCATCAGACCATTTTTTACCTGAAGGTATCCATACTCTTCCTGCTTCAAGCATAGGAGATGCAGAATACACTCTAGATACTTTATCTCTATCAGGAGTATATTCTAAAACAGGTAAACCACTTCTACGTAAATCTTGAATCAACGATTGTCCAGAAGCTTTCTTTTCTATAATACATACATCAGGTCTGTGTTGATGGTAGAGTGTCTGTGATATACGTCGGAGCTCTGGATATTCAAACCGTCCTCTTATATTACCAAGTAATATTAGATTTGATTGATAGCTTTCATATCCATAGTCGTCTTGTTCGTAGTTAGAAAAGATACCCCATGTTTGAATCACACTATAGTCGGCAGTTGTTCTTGTAGAGAAAGCAGTATCGTACGTTTGAATAATAAAATCACAAGGTGGTGGTTCAGAATATTCCCACCATTGAAGCCAATTCTTTTTTATAAGCCCTCCTTCTTCAGGAGTTGGGTCCTGCATATATAATGCATTCCAATATCGTGAACCGTTGGATGCCTTAATTTCTTCTTCGTCTATTTTTAATAATTTATTTGGTTTCCATTCAGGAAAGTAGGACGAACCAACAGGGAGTTTTAAAAGTTCTGCTGAGTCTTCGTCTAACCAAGCAGGAATACGGATAACCTCCCAAGGAAGTACGTTGTATTCCGACATATCTTCTTGTTGTTTTAGTAACCACCCACATAAATCGTCGTAATGGTACCTAGTATTAATAATTAAGATAGAACCATTCGGCATTATACGTGTTCGTAGTCCTGCAGGGTACCAATCTTTTACATATTTACGTCCTGCTTCAGAATAAGAGTCTTCTTCGGACATGACATCGTCTAAAATAGCTATGTGAGCTCCACGACCTGCTATCTGACTTCTAACACCTGCAGCATAATACGTGCCACCTAGGTTGGTCTTCCATTTTCCTGCAGCTCTAACGTCAGACCTTAGTGTTACTCCTGGGAATATCTTTGTATATATCTCTGTAGATACTATATCCCTTACAGACCTACCAAAATCACTAGATAATTGGTCACTATGGGATACTGTTAGGATTTCATGCTCTGGATTCTTACCCATATACCAGGCAGGGAATAGTTTTGAGCATATTACAGACTTGGAAGAACGTGGTGGTAAAAAAACCATCAGACGTTTTATCTCTCCAGACTCTAATTGTTTTAATTTATCTGATATGACCTCTATATGTCTACCCATTTTCCAGTCAGATACTAGAGTGGGTGCCATTTTCCTAACGAAAGAAAGAAAATCTTCGTTACAAACTTTTTTAGAAAGAGAAAACAAACGGTCTCTTAGTCCTAAATGGGCTTCAGTCTCGGCATTAAAATTTTCTTCCATACTATTTAGATTATATAGAACTATTTATAGTTATACAAGTATTATTTTAAATATTAATAACTAAATAATTAATCTAAGATAGTCTTAACTATTATATAGTCTTAGATATCTTAGAATATTTTTTGATATATCTATACTATATATTACTCCCCACTAAAAAGCAAGCACTTTTTTTAAAAAAGAGTTAGTTATATAGAAAAGACCAGGTAAAGTTTTATCTAGACTGGCAAAATGATGAAAGTGCCGAGTTATTTCGTAAATATGTCACACCTATATCTTATATATATAACAAGGCTGTACAGATTTTTACCGTACCCCCTGCATACGTACAAGACGTACGAGGTCTCACACGCAAACAGATACCTTACGAGACCTTGTACGTCTAGTACGTACGAGAAATGGAGACTTTGTAGGTCTCAGTCGTCTCATACGTGTCTGTAATGCATCATCTACGTGTAAGAAAATTATCTCGTATATACGTCCAAGACCTTGAAAAACCTAGTATATACACACGAAAACCCCTCACGTACTTACGGTCAATCAAAACCTTGGAAGTCATCAGAAAACCCCATCGTATGTACAATGTCGTCACGTATGTCGTCATAGGAGATTCTCTGAAACCCTCAGAAATCTGGGGTTTTTTAGGGGGGTTGACAACCCTTTGAGGATTTGGTATTCTAAACTTAGCTTTTTTCGAAGTGTTATCATAGCATACACACGAAGAGAGTCGATGTTTGTTATGTACACACGAAGAGAGTTTCATTAACGTCATACACACATTAGGAGGTTATTATGACAAAACTTACACGTACATTCATCAAACCTGCATTTTCTCTTACGTTATTCGGAAGAGAGATTGCAATCGTATCACTAGACCCACGTAAGAAGTGGACGTATACGGAAGCCAAGGGTTATCTCTTGCAAACACGTACACGTCATTCTGGTGTCTGGGCTTCTCAGCACTCGTACAAGATGGCACTCAAGAACGGTGGCTCTCGTACGGTCGGAGGTGTGAAGCTAGACTCCAAAGGTCGTGGGGTCAAGGTTCTTGCGTCTAGCACACACTTTGCTGACAAACACAAGAGCTACTACGT